AGAGGCAAGTCCACAGCCGGGTTCCGAGCAGGAAAGTGAAAAAGCACCGGAGAAAGCTATTCCGGATAACTTGAATTATGTCCTGGACATCCCAGAAGGCTATGAGGTCAACCAGGAAGGCATGACTAGCTTCAAGCAGTTTGCCACAGAAGAGCTTGGACTGTCCCCGGAAAATGCACAGAAGATGCTGAATAGGCATTTGGAATCTGTGAACACCGCAACGGGTAGAGACCAGGAACAACAGGAAGCTATGCACCAGGCATGGGCAAAGGAATCTATGAATGACAAGGAATTTGGGGGCTCAATGCTCCAGGAAAACCTTGTCGCGGCTAAACGCACCATGAATTCCTTTTCAAGCCCTGCTACAGATGCTGATGGCAAACCTGTCCTCCATACTGAGGGTGCTATGAAAGGCCAGCAAATGACTGAGGTGGAAGTTCTTTTGAACCAGACAGGAATGGGAAACCACCCTGCCATGATTCGGGTATTTTACAGGGCTGCTCAAGTCCTTAGCAATGATACAAACTTTGTTAAGGGGGACATGAAGCCGGTTGAGAAAAAGAAGACAGCGGCTGAAACCATGTATCCAAAGATGGCTCAATAACCTGGAACCCCAATGTCCAGGCCAAAACTTAAAACCTTTTGTAAGGACATTTTGATATGGCAACTTTATCAGTTGTAAATCCAACCCTGGCGGATGTCGCGAAAGCGACTGACCCGGATGGGAAGATAGCAACCATTGTTGAGATTCTCAATGAAACAAATGAGATGCTCGACGATATGGTCTGGGTGGAGGGCAACCTTCCCACCGGCCACAGAACAACCATAAGAGCAGGACTCCCAGCTCCCACATGGCGTAAGCTATATGGTGGAGTCCAGCCGAACAAAGCAACCAACGTCCAAGTGACCGATACAATCGGTATGCTGGAAGCCTATGCTGAAATTGACAAGGCCCTGGCAGACTTGAACGGCAACTCCGCGGCTTTTAGAATGTCAGAAGACCGCGCTCACATTGAAGGCATGAGTCAGGAATTTTCTTCCACGTTGTTCTATGGGAATGAAGGAACGGCACCGGAAGAGTTTACCGGGCTTGCTCCACGTTTCAATGACAATTCCGGGCCAGCCAATGCTGATAATATTATCCTTGGCGGAGGTTCTGGTTCAGATAACAACTCAATCTGGCTTATTTCCTGGGGTTCGGATACCGTTCATGGCATCTATCCCAAGGGTTCCAAAGCAGGGCTTCAATTCTCTGACAAGGGACAGGTCACCATTGAGGATGCTTCTGATGGTTCAAATTCTGGACGCATGGAAGCCTACAGGTCCCATTACCGCTGGGATGTGGGTCTTTCTGTTCGGGATTGGCGTTATGTTGTTCGCATCTGTAACATTGACGATTCTGCTTTGACGGGGGATAAGACTGGTTCCTCTGCGGATGTCACCGACCTGATGGCACAAGCCATTGAGTTGTTGCCAAACGCTTCAAAGGGACGCCCTGCGTTTTATATGAATCGTTCTGTTCGTTCTGTTCTAAGGCGCCAAATCGCCAATACCAACAACGTCAATTTGACGATGGACCAGGCTGGTGGGAAGCACGTTATGTCTTTTGACGGCATTCCAGTCCGAAGATGCGACAGCCTGACCAGTACAGAAGCAACCATCAGCTAGGTAACCAGGTTACGGTAACCTTACTGTAACCCTGTGACCTGTTGATTTAACTGAACTTTTAACCTCCATTTTAGGAGACATATTATGTCTATGGTTGACGCAAGACTGGAGTTTTCCAGCGCACAAGCGCTCACTGCGAGTGCTGATTCAACAAATGTGGTTGACCTCACTCAAACTGCTAGGCAGATTGGCGCGGGGAGACCCATGTTTGTACATTTTAATGTAACAGTAGCAGCCGACTTCACTTCAGGTGATGAAACTTATACCTTTGGTGTTGCCACAGGCGCAGCTGCTTCTTTAGGGACTGTTTTAGCTTCACGGGCGATTATTGCCGGTACACTTGTTGCCGGACACAATTTCACAATGGCAGTTCCGACTACAGGTGTCCTTAGATACATCGGGGTTGAATATGTTTTAGCCGGTACATCTCCGACTGTAACAGTGGATGCTTATTTGTCTGACCAGGAAGCATATTCTTGGGTATCGTACGCAGACGCTATCTAACTACCATAGCGTTTGCGCCTCCCTGGGGGCGGGGCTTCATCCCCCCCGCCTCCAACCTTTTATCTTTAGGAGAACTTTATTATGTCAGTACCCAATCAAGCATACGGCAAAGCGGCTAGCGTGGATGTAAACGCTGGCATCTCCGCTGACGTTAATGCGGCGGTTGCGGCGGCTACCGGGCTTCGGCTGATGGGGTATTCCGCTGCGGAGAACGCAGGTTCGCCTGCGATTGCAGAATTTGAAATAGTAAACGGGGCTACTGGGGATGCGGGGACCAAGTTGGTCCATATTCACCTGGCGGCCAGTGCTTCTGAAACCGTATGGTTTGGTGACAGCGGTTTAGACGCTTCCGATGGCATATCTATAAACGATGTGACAGGAACGTTCAATATTCACTTGTACTACAAGACCTTTGGGGGCAACTAAAAGGAGAAAAGCCATGACAGTAGAACGCATAATATGTTTTATAGTTGGCTGGGCCAGTGCTGCTATATTTTACTGGCTGGTCTAATGTTATAGAGAGTAACCCAAGACTAGGAGGGCTTTATGGGACAAAGTGAAATGAGCGACCTGGAAAAAGAAATGCAAGAAATGATTGATAGAACCAAGGGTACGGTTGAAAAAGAACATCCCAAGGCAAAGCCAAGAAAAAAGACTCAGAAAGAAATTGAAACAAGTAAGTGGGTAAAACAAGAAAGAAAGAGAATAGCACCCAAAGATAAGAATAATAAGAATTAACTTAACTGGAGAAATAACATGGGCATCAAAGTCAAGGCAATAGAGTCTGGATATTACATTACCAGGCGAAGGCCAGGGGATGTCTTTGAGATTGAAAAAGAAGAAGACCGTGGCAAATGGATGGGGGAGCCGGATATTGATATTAAAAAAAAAGAACCCATGCCATTCACTTCCCAAATAAAAGGAACAGAAGCTGGTGGCAATATCTATGCCCCTGGGAAAAGTAAACCCTGGGAAGAACCGATTGGGGAATCCAAACCCGACAAGGTTATGAAAAAGAAGTCAAAAGGTAGGATTAAATCATCCAAACGCTAGGAGTTGAATTATGGCTTCCGAAGTTGATATTTGTAATCTGGCTCTGGGTCATATTGGGGATGCAGCTGAAATAACATCTATTGCCCCCCCTGATGGCTCCACCCAGGCAGCACTTTGTAAGAAGTTCTATCCCATTGCAAGGGATGAATGCTTGTCTGACCGGGACTGGGGATTTGCCAGAAGGCGCGTTCTTATGTCCAAGCTGACCGCTGATGCTCCTTCCGGGTGGTCTTACTGGTTCACAATACCCAACCCTTTCCTGGTGGCAAGGGCAGTGGTGGCAGAAGACTATGATACCCCCACACAGTATAGAATCGAAAGCGATTTGACCCACGGAACTGTTGTTCTGGCGGAAGTTGACCCAGCTGAACTTTGGTATACCGCAAGCATTGAAGACACTTCCAAGTTTCCAGCGGTCTTTGTTCATGCCCTTTCATGGCTCCTGGCTTCTTATTTAGCCTTTCCAATTACCAGAGTGGCTAATGTAAAACAAATTACCGGTGACCTTTATATGAAGATTCTAGGCAAAGCAGCCATTGTGGATGCCAACCAGGGCAAAGCCTTTGGTATCAGCAAGCAAGACCTAAACCTTAGAACCTATAAACCAAGCGGAATCAAAGCGAGAGCATAATGGCACGAATCCATCAGAGGTCATTTGGTGGCGGTGTCATTGCCCCGGAATTACTTGGGCGGATTGACCTCAACCACTACCAGACCGGTTTAGCAACCTGTACTAATTTCTATCCCCTGCCTCATGGTCCTGCCGTGAATCGCCCAGGCTTCCAGTTTGTCAAGGAAGTCAAGAATGGCGGTTCAGCCAAGGCAAGGCTGATACCCTTCATTTTCAACCCCACGCAAGCCTATACCCTTGAATTTGGCAATTTATACATGAGGGTGCATACTGAAGCAGCCACGGTTTTAAACTCAACCACCACCATATCAGGAGCTACCAGCGCGAATCCTGTTGTCGTTACCGACACCGGTCACGGGTATTCGAATGGGGATGAGGTATATATTACCGCTGTTGTGGGCATGACAGAACTGAACGGGCGCTATTTCAAAGTGGCTAGTAAGACCACCAACACCTTTGAACTGACCGACCTCCAGGACAATAATATTAACGGGGGCGCATATACCTCCTATAGCAGCGCAGGAACCGCGGCTTCCGTCTTTGAATTGACCACAACCTATACCACTGCAAGCCTTTTTGACCTTGCCTTCACGCAGTCAGCCGATGTTCTAACCATTGTTCATCCCACTTTTGTTCCTAGAGAAATCAGAAGAACAGGGGCAACAAACTGGGCTATCGCCACTATTACATTTGCTCCAACCATTTCCGCCCCGACTGGGGAAAGTGTCACGGCAAACCCGAAATCAGGGTCATTACTCTATAACTATGTGGTGACTGCCCTTTCTGAAACCCTGGAAGAATCCATTGCATCGGGTGAAACCGCCACCGGGTCTGACCAGGATTTATCCGTAGCCGGCAATGTGAACACCGTTTCATGGTCTGCTGTCACGGATGCTGAAAGATATAATGTTTATAAGGAAGACAATGGGGTTTTCGGGTTCATAGGGCAGACCCCGGACACTACCTTTGTGGATGATAACATTGAGGCAGATGTCCTGATTTCTCCCCCGATTAACAAAACACCCTTTGGGTCCACGGACAACTATCCTTCTACCGTGTCTTACCATGACCAGAGGCGAACCTTTGGGGCTACCAATAACAATCCCCAGACCGTTTGGATGACGCGTCCTGGGACTGAATCCAATCTGTCTATTTCAGTTCCTTCCCAGGATAATGATTCAATCCAGTTCACTCTGGCGGCCAGGCAATTCAATAGAATCCAGCAGATGGTCCCTCTGGATGACCTTATCATCTTTACATCAGCAACGGAATGGAAGCTGACCACGGAAAACTCTGATGCCCTTACCCCAACAACCATTGCCCTTAGACCACAAAGTTATGTGGGAACAGCAGCTATCAACCCTATAGTTTCAGGGGATGCGGTTCTATTTGTGGCTGACCTTGGGGGGCATATCTATGATATGAACTATTCCTTTGAAACGGACAAGTATAAACCCAGGGACATTTCAATCATTGCCCCCAACCTGTTTGATGGGTTCACCATTGTGGACTGGGACTATTCTTCCACCCCGACTTCAATCGTTTGGGCAGTTCGTTCTGATGGAACACTATTGGGATGTACCTATTTGTCTGGGCAGAAGCCTGATATTCTAGGTTGGCATAAGCATGAAACCGATGGAGAATTTGAATCAGTCTGTGTTATTCCTGAAAATGATGGGGAAAAACATCTTTACGTTGTAGTCAAAAGAAGGCTAAACGGGGTGACCAGGCGATTTGTTGAAAGGCTTCATTCAAGGATGTTCAGCGAAGTGCAAGAGGCTTTCTTTGTGGATTCAGGGCTTTCCCTTAATTCTCCGGTGACAATCACAGCGGCAACCACGGCTAACCCTGTTGTGGTCACAGCGGCTTCACATGGCTTTTCTGATGAGGACATTGTTCAGATAACAGATATAGATGGGATTGGGGTAGATGATACTGGAATGATAGAACTCAACAATAATCGCTATACCGTGAATAACAAGACCACAAACACCTTTGAGATTCAAAGCGTTGCCGTCACTCCGACTAATATTGATGGTTCTGCATTCACCGCCTATGTTTCAGGGGGCAAGGTTAGGAAGGAAGTGACAAACATATCAGGACTACATCACCTTATTGGGGAATCGGTGTCCATTTTTGCAGATGGTTCCGTGATTCCCGCGCAGACTGTGGCGGCCGATGGGACTATCACCTTAACTGCCGGGGCAGCCAGGATTCACATAGGGCTTCCTTATGTGTCTGACCTGCAAACCCTTCCAATGGTTCTGCCAAAGGCCGATGGGGTAGGACAGGGACAAGTGAAATCCGTATCAAAACTATGGCTCAGGGTGGACCAGACCAGAGGCGTTTTCGCAGGACCTGACTTTACCCACCTGCGAGAATATGCCCAAAGGCTGGATGAAGTTTATAATGCCCCAACCGCAATGGTATCCGATGAAATCGAATTGAACATTGACCCGGATTGGGCAAGGGGTGGGCAGGTAGCTATCAGGCAAACCGACCCTTCCCCTATCACCTTGTTATCTCTGACCGCGGAAGTAGCTATTGGGACAGTTTAGCGTTCGACCAGCAATCGCGACTGACATTGATATGATTCTTATGGAATCAAAGAAAATGTGTTTGGAATCACCCAGGTTTAAGGATATTGCATTTGATGATGACAAGGCAGTAAAAGAGGTCCTGGAGATTATAGAAAGTGGTGGTCACTTTATCGCAGAAGATGGCGGGGTATTTGCGGGCATGGTATGTGGGAAGGTTGAACCACTTTGGTATTCACGAGAGCTTATGGGCTATGATTTATTTGTTTATGTTCCCCCTGATTTTCGGGGTAGCCTAGCTTTGTGGCTTTTAGTAAGAAGGTTTGAAGACTGGTGTTGGGAAAATGGGGCAAAGACGGTTGACCTGGGAATCATTTCAGAGATTGCCCCGAAAAAAACTGTCAAAGCCTATGCTAAACTAGGATATGAATTAACGGGTTATGCCTGTACAAAGGTCAACCCAAACAAGGAGTAAGGCTATGGTAGGAGCAGCTGGGTGGTTCGCGGCATCAGCGGTTCTTGGTGGCATTTCAAAGAAACAGGAAGCTGAAAGAACTGGGCAGGCTGAAAAGGACTATTATAACAGCCAAATTAAAAACGCGCAGGACAATCAAATTGTCACTGACCTGGACATCATCACCGTTGCTGAAGTAGGCCGGCGGAAGGAAGCTGCCATCAGGCTTAAATTCAAGCACATGAATGCTTCTGTTCAGACTGGGTATGCCGGTAGGAATATCAGGATAGGAAGTGGCTCCCCTTTGACTATAATGCTGAGCAATAATGTCATCGGGGCGAAGGAAAAGGAAACCATAGGGCAGGATACTGAAACGGAAATTTTTGGTTTGAGTATTAAGAAGTATAATCTCAAAGAAGCAGAACGGATTGCCAGGAACAAGGCCCGCTCCATTGATGTGGCAGGCAGGGGACAGGGGGCATTGTTTAGCAGCCTTCTTAGTTCAGCAGGTTCATACGCACTAGCAAAGGCATAATTGAATGGCTAGAATACCTTTCCAAAATGAATTAACAGAAAATCTAAGGAACCAACGGCTCCCATCTATTACTAACACCGCAACCGTGGAGAACCTTGCCGCGGAAGAAAACCAGCTTGCCAAGATTGCCGGTGTCGGGGCGGAGGTTATGCAGAAGTTTGCCATCAAGAAACAGAATGAGGAAGATGTCAAAGATACCCAGTATACCTTTGCCGCCTGGAAGGAACATGAATTCAAGTATGAATCTGATATGCTCAGGGCAAAAGGGGCAATGGCAAAAGATAGCGCAAAGCGTACCCAGAACTGGTGGCAGACTAAAGGGGAAACACTTGGAGCTCTCGCGGAAGATGTCCCTGATGACATTCTGACTACGGTTGGGAATGATACCGGGGAAGACAGGATGACCCACTATGAAGCTGAAAAGCCTATTCAGACAGCTGAATATCTCAAGTTCAAACAAAGGTATGATGCCCTACCCCAAAGACTAAAGAATGCTCTGGACCTGCTGATTGAGAAAAGGCGGCCTGATATGCTTAAAAAGGCAATGGCACATGAAAGCAAGGAACGTGCTTTGGGGGTTGTTCGGGCATCCGATAGAACTATCAAGCAATCCAAAATTCAGATTGTCCATAACTATAACAACCCTAAAAGGCGAAATGAAGAAATGGGGGATATAAGCAATGCCATCAAGGCAGTTGCCAAATTAGAAGGATGGGGTAAGCCAGAAACAGATGCAGTCATCCTGGGTCATGTGAGCGAAGCCCATCAGACGGTCATCACCCAGTATCTTGCGGAAAATACCGACCAGGGGCTTAGTGATGCAGAAAATTATAGAAAAAACCATCCTGGTGAAATGACCCTGAATGCAAACAAGGCAATGATTACAGCCATCAGGGACAAGGAAGTCTTCCTTAAATCTGACAAACTTTCAGATGTCATAATAGCTGGTAGCAAGGATTGGACGGTTGAGTTGGCTAAGGAACCAGACCGGATTATTAGAGCGGAAACCCTGTCCATGTTATATACAAAATCAAGGATTGAAAATTATGGCAAGGTAGAAAGGGTGAGGCAGCAGGAAAATGCCATGCACGAAATGGTGGTTCAGGCAGGGCGAGCGGCATTGGATTTTAATAACCTAGGCCCAGAACTGCAACCCATCTGGGATGCCCTTCCCTTTAGGACGAAGAGAATCCTCAAGAAAATGCACGAAGACCAAATTGTTGAGGCGAAACCTGTTAATGAACTGGGTCATGCAGCAGCCTTTGGAAATGTGATGGAGGAAATGTGGGCGAACCCAAAAGACTTCCTCGCAACCAACTTTGCCATCAAATACTATGGGATGCTTAAACCAGAAGCGATTCAATATTTCCAAGGGGTTCAGGCCAAGATGCGGAAAGAAGATAGGTCTGGTGCTGGGTCAAAGGATTATATGGCAATGTGGTTTGAAAAAGCAGGATGGACAGGGGAAGATAATGCTCCCAGACGTGGGCAGGCACAGATAGACCTGGTTTCTGCTATCAATGATTTTAAGGTCAACAATAATGAAAGAGACCCTGATGACTTGGAAATTCAAAATATGATTAAGGAAAAGATGGGGACCGCTTCATATCGGAAGGATATTGAAAAGACCTACCGGATTGCCCCTGCTACCCCACCGAAACCAGCTGCGGGTGTAGCACTTGGAACTAGAGGTGCAACCGCCTTGAATATCGCTGGATATTATAAGGGGGCCACGACCTTTGCGGGGTGGTTCAATAGTGAAGAAAACAGGCGCGCCTTTGCCTTGGCAACACAAAGAATGGATTTTGATGTGGAAAAATACAAGGCTGCGCATGAGGGGAAGATTAGTGATAGGCGGGAACAGGCCATAGTCAACCGGATAGCCAATGACCTTGTTTATGTGGATGGTCTGCATGAAGAGACTCCTGTCTTACGCGCGACTCTAGACCCTGGGATTGCTGGGAACAAAATCTATGTCCTAATTGGTCCTAAGGGAACTGATAAAGTGTATTACCATCAGCTCCTTGGGGCTAGTAAGGTAGACAAGAAGGCAATGGCTGTTGAAATTGCAAATAGGGGAATCCCTGAATCCGTCGTGAACCTTGCGAAGATATGGATGGCTAGGAATGTAGGGGCTGTTAAGCTAAGTTCCATAGAAATTCAGAACCCTAGTGGTGGGAGAAACGTAACAGGGCGCGAATTGACGGCAACCGCCAAAGGGGTGTCCGTGGATGAAATGGAAACTATGACCCCATCTATTTTTGAAGATTATGGGCCCCTAGCAGAATCAGCCTGGGAGATGCTTATAGAAGGCAAGCGTCGGAATGCTCAACATACCGAAGATATGAATAGGCTGGATGATTTACGAAAAGGCTTAAAAACAGGACCTATGCAGGAACTTAGATAATGGGCGACGAAATACTAGATGAATATTATTTTGATGATGAACCCCTTCTAGGTGAACCAGAGGGGTATATCAAAGAAAAAGAACCAGATACCACTGGGATATTTACGTCACCCCAGACTCCTGCGCCTGATGTGTCCCAGGATGAAATTAAGAAACTTTGGTTGGAATCCCCAAAGCAAGTATGGGACCAGTATCAAAAGCTACAGTCCCAGAATCCTTCTTCCCCTGATGATTCATTTGATGACATCTTTGGGCAGATAGAAGAAGAAAAAGCCAACCTTGACCAGCAGGCTGTTGATGGAAGCATAGCCCTTGCCATTGAAGCGAATCCGGAACAACAGATAAAAAACCAGCAGATTGCGGATGAATTGGAAGAACCAGTTGAACTGGTGGAAACCGACCCAAAGGGGGCAGAGCAAGCCCTTATCCTAAAACAAACCAATGAAGCAATCAAGCTATCCCCGAAGTTGCAGGAAGCCCTCAAGAGATTGGAAGTGTCTTCCAAGCTGAACCTTCCAGGGGATGCTGAAAACCTTTCCTGGTGGGAAACTATATGGTTAGATACCCAAAATAGGTGGACAGGAGGCAGACTCGTCCATGAACAGGGGCTGCTCCTTTACCACCAAGATGACATCAATGAAAGCAAGAAACAGGCAAACAAGCTCCGCATAGAAGAAATTGATAAGATTTTGGAAGGCTACCACCAGAATGATGATATTTGGGGGCCATCTGGCCCACTAGGGGAAGCCTCGGGCATCCTTGGGCAGATGGTGGATGGGGCGGAAGACATTATAAAGGCATTTGTGTTAGGGGGCACGGGTGCGGCAGGGGCAGCATTGATAGGTGGGCAGTTAGGACCACAAGCATTTTTTCC